ACCATAACCGCGTGGATTGGTAACAATCAAAATCCGCATCTACAAGCAGGGAAATAGGCACGCCGCCCGCTGCTCTTGGACAGAGCTAGGATGCATTCAGCATGGCTGAGCAACTCACATGATGCTCTGCGACCCATGATTTTTCCGGGTCGGGAAAATCATGGCATCACAATCTACATGAGTGCTAAAAAAGCATATGTTATATCATAACTTATAAAAAAGAATAACAACTTGCTTCAGCAAGTTGTTATTCAGTGGTTGTGTTTATCACAACCACTTAAATCCTGAATAACTAAATCATCAAGAAATACTAAATGAATCACCGACAACTTAAAAAGCTTGTTGGCTTTTGGTGGGATTCATGGCTTTGTAATGATCCTCGATTACCTTGATCATTGTCCTGCGTTGGTTTGCAGTCAGCAACCAAGCATCGTTGTAGTTTAAACCACCGTTCATGTAGTAAACCAAACTTGCTATGTCTTTTTCTATGATATTGACGTTTTTGTTCATGCTCCCAAGCATGGATTCAATTAGCTCTTGATCCAAGCTTAGGAGCGTTTGACGAAAAAACTTATGGGGTCATAACTCACTGCGTCTTGCCATTGATGGGAACATGCTGTGCATTCCACGGGAATATTTTTATTAGGTCCACATCTATTAAGTTGATCAACTGCTGCAATAATAGCTTCTGCTTGAGCACGAGGTGCACCTGCCAACCACTCTCTAATGTAGTTTTGTTCATGAACTACTTCACCACTGGAAATAATCTTCACTTGCACTATGCTAGCTGCAACGAGATCAATAGTAAGTCGGCTAATGTTATCTATAGCTTGAGCTGTTACTTCAGCTTTTAGCAAGTCGTCACTTTCGGGGTTCATTGTTTCCCATTGCCGTATAGCTCGCTCTTCTTGGTATTCTCTTTGGATGAACAAGCTACGTTGGCGAAAATCATAGGGTTTGACATGAATTTCCAAGATCTGATCAAGTATTATTGTGCCGTCTTGGTGATCAATAATAGATTGTCCGTCAAGTATGGGCTGACATTGCAAATCCCAATTACATTCATGTCCACATTTAGGACAAGTTCTTGATATTTCCATTGTGCCGTCCCCGCTGGCAATCTTCATACCTAGAAAAATAGCTTCTAGATCGGGAGTAACCAATGTTTCAATGTTGTGAACATCAGGAACACAGTTGGCAATAACCTTTTTAAGAGCTTCACCATTCAACATAGCGTCTGGTGTGTTTAACAACACATCATCTCGTGCAGTCATGCCATATATGGCAAGTTCATTGTCAGCCGTCAGTGTGATATCTTGCCTTTGATACCAACGACCTTGGCTGGGCAATGTGATATAGACTTGAGGTTTGCGGAAGTAAGGTTGTAAGGGATTCATAAGGGAAAAGCATCCATAAATATTAAAAATATTTATCATGCTGAAAATAGGTAGATCTATAAAATGTCAGGAACTTTAGGTGGGCAAGGTAATCCATTATTTGTAAAAATGGGTGATGAGTCCTGGGCCAAGGATTCTACCTTAAACAAAATCTTCAATGCTTTGCCAAAAAAATGGCAAGAAGCATCCAAAGCAACAGTTGACGCTACAAACCAAAATACTAAAGCCACAGAGGAAGGCAACAAAAATCAAAAAGATTTCAAAGATAAAGTTGACCAACTCCCAGGACAACTAAAGTATTCAATACAACAAGTTTTAACTACAGGTTTAAGTCCTGGTGGTGCAGTGTTTGGGCAATTAGGCCTTGCATCAAAAGGACTCAGCGATGTTTTAGGAAAAAATACCAATCCCACACTGGCTGCATTTGGTCAAGGGTTAGGTATGTTAAGCTCATCGCTGAAAGTTGTAGAAATTGCTTTTTCCAAGTTTTTTGAAGCTGATAAAGTTTTTACTGATTTATATGGTAGTGGTGTAAGGTTACGTGGCGGCCTTCAAGGTTTAATCACAAGTAGCAGTGATGCAGGAATGACCATAGCTGATTTTAGTTCATTGATGACCAAAAACAGCACAACAGTTGCGGCATTTGCAGGCAGAGACGTACCCAAGTTAATAAAAAGCTTTCAGGACTCAAGCAGGTCTGGGGGCGAGTTCATAATGAGCTTGCAAGAAAATGCTGAGACATTCCTACAAACTGCGGAAATATATCAGCAAGCTGGCATTGCTGGAAGCATGACAAATGATCAGCTTGTGGCTAGCAGCCGTAGATTTATAGGAGAGTTAACAAAAACTAGCGAAGCTACTGGTATGACTAGAAAATCACTAATAGATTTTGTAGGAAGTATTACTAAAAGCGGACAAGCATATTTGTTACTAAGCACGTTTAGTAAACAAGCTGGTGAAAATTTTGTTAATGCTAGCACTCAACTAGCTAAGTTTGGGCAACAGGGAGGAAAACTGTTGTCAGATAACATACAAAAGTATTTTGCTGGTGGAAAAACATTTGGTTTACTAGATGATAGTATGTTGAAGCTTGTAGCTACTGTTCCTGGACTTGATCGGAGCTTTGAAAACTTGGCTGAAGCAAGTTTAAAGGGTGGCGACGCTGCAGAACAAGCGCAAAAAGATTTTGCTAAAACTTTGATTGGCGCTCCAGTAGCGTTACGGCAACAACTGTTAGCGGCTATGCCGGAAATAGCTGGGACACTTGGGGATTTAATACAGAATGCTGAAAGAGTGCAAAAAGCAGAAAAAGATCGCGCTGATGCTATGAAGAAAGAAGCTGCTGATCGTAAAGTTGACATACAAGTAATCGAAGCTGAGTATAAACAGCGAGAAAAAGATGACAAAGCCCGCGCGCAATCTGTACAAGAGTTTAATAAACAACTCAATGCGTTTAATAATGAAATATACAGGGTGTATGTAGGTATGGCTGAAACGTTAATGCCAGTATTGAAAGTATTAACATCAACTTTACAGTTTGTTACTGATAGCTTTGTTACATTAGACAAATGGGTTAGCAACCTTTTTGGGTCAAAGGAAAAAGATAAAGAAGGCCAGCAAACATCAACTGGAGTTTTAGGAACCAGTCTAGTTTATGGTGCGTTAGCGTATGGGGGTCTTAAAGGCGTGCAGGCATTGCGTCGCCGACGAGCTAGTCCTAAAAACGACCCGGGTTTAGGTGCAGATACTATGGGATTAGGACCTGGGTTATTTGGACGCGGCGGCACACCTGACAAACCATTATTTGTTGATATAGTTGGTGGCATGCCCGGCGGCGCAAGTGCAGGCGGTGGACTTGGACCAGGGTTAGGTGGTGGCGCTGGGGCTGGCGGTGGCGCTGGCGGTGGAAGATTTGGTAAACTGCTTGGTGGCGCTGGTCGTTTGTTAGGTAAAGGATTTCTGCCTCTCTCGCTAGCAATGGGCGCATTTGATGCGTTTCAAGGATTTGGCGCAGATCCCCGTGCAGGATTTGGTAGTAAACTGCTAAATGCCGGCAGTAGTGCTCTAAGTGGTGCAACATTTGGTCTTTTGGGATCAAATCCAGCAGAAATAGCAGCTAGAGCCAATGCACCCGGGATGCAAGCTGCCAATCTAGCATCAGCAGTTGATTTTGACGCAGATGGTAATTTGCGCAATCTGGCTAACAACCCCCGACAAAGTGCTATTACACCTACAGATTATCAAGCAACTACGATTGAGTGGCAAACTAATGTTATGACTACTTTCCGAGCCATAGAAAGGTTGAATGAAACCATGGTTAGTATATTGAATAAAATAGCAAGTAATACTGATTCTTTGGCAGATGGTCTTCCTGCACAAGGTTCAGGTATGTTACCTGGATAATTTTTAGTCTAGGTGTTTCCTACCATAAATATTGTGTAAAAATCAGGAACTAGAATGTCTTCTTGGAAAAAATACTTTAGCGCCGTGCCTAGCCCTGCAAGAACAACTCGTGAAGCGGGTAACTCTACCAGTGGGCAAGGAGGAACCAGCGGCAAATACAGCAGTTTTTTGCCCGAGGTTTATAGCGGGGCTCCTAATAGAGTTGAGCGTTATATTCAATATGAACAAATGGATTTAGACAGCGAAATCAGCAAAGCTCTTGATGTTATAAGCGATTTCAGCACACAGAATTTTGAAAATGACACTGATCCTTTTGACATAGTGTATCATGACGAGCTAACAGATACAGAAATAACGTTGTTGAAGGACAGCTTGCGGCAGTGGTGCAGCTTGAACAAATGGCAGCAGCGCCTTTGGCGAGCATTTAGAAATGTCATCAAATATGGCGATCAAATATACATACGAGATCCTGAAACTTTTGAGCTTATTTGGGTCGATCCCACAAAAGTGGAAAAGATCATAGTAAATGAAAATCGTGGCAAAGACATCGAGCAATATGTTATTCGTGATATTGATTTAAATCTGCAAAGCATGGTTGCCACTAGCATGCTGGTTCATGACCAGTATAGCTTTCCTGGAGGTTATCCACGTAGCAGTAATCCTGCTGCTGGTGCAGGCACTGTGAACTACGGTGTTGCTAGTAGTCCCGGCAGTAGAAACTCACGTTTCAACTTACCTGAAAACAACTATGCTATTGATGGCACCCATGTTGTGCATTTGAGTTTAAGTGAGGGCATGGACAGTCAATGGCCCTTTGGCACCAGCATATTGGAAAGCATTTACAAGGTTTACAAGCAAAAAGACCTGCTGGAAGATAGCATTATCATTTATCGCATAGTGCGGGCACCAGAACGTAGAATCTTTTATATTGATGTGGGCAATCTCAGTGGTCCACGTGCCATGCAATATGTCGAGCGCATTAAAAACGAAATCTATCAACGCCGAATCCCCAACAGAACAGGTGGGGGACAAAGTATTTTGGATGCGGCTTACAGCCCCATTGCCATAAATGAGGACTTTTTCCTAGCACAAAACTCTGAAGGCAAGGGATCCCGTATTGAAACTTTGCCTGGTGGTGAAAATCTCGGACAGATTGATGACTTGAAATACTTCAACAACAAAATGATTCGCGGCTTGGGTATTCCCAGCAGTTATTTGCCCACAGGTCCTGAAGACGGCACAACAGTTTTCAGTGATGGCAAAATAGGATCAGCCTTTGTTCAAGAATATCGTTTTACCAAATACTGTCAGCGTTTGCAAAATCTAGTTGCTCCAGTTTTAGATAGAGAGTTTAAACTATTCCTCAAGCATCGTGGCATAGAA